ACAGAGTAGACTCAGGACTGAACTACAGCTGAAAATCAGCGCTGCTCTGCAGACACTGGAAAATATCCAAAATAAAAATATCACCCATTCCTCCGATTGTGCTCGACGCATAAGAGCTCGCACTGATATCCTTCCCATTTTCATCGTTGAAGTAGTGCATATTCCGATTCAACGGATACCACTTCCTGTACTTATGATAATGACCCCTGTCATTACCAGAACGCAAACTCGTAAACTCATCAGAGTGAAGTTTCACACGATTCGTATCAACCTTGGCGTTGAACACGGACGCCCAGTCCACACCACCAGCTCCCTGAAACAACACGGATTCAAGCTGGTTCCGGACTGGTGCAGGGGGGTCACCAGATAGCTCCACCATGGCACGGTTGTACCCTGTGGAAGTCTCCACATTGCTGATCATAGAATCAACAGGGTCACCCTTCGCCTCGAAAACAATGCGGCGCCAACGCCACGGGGCGCCACCAGCAACATTGATGTCGATAGACTCCCTGATTCCACGCCAGTAAACAGTCTGACTAGTGCGGCAATAGTCAGACGCGCCTGTCTCATCATACGACAAGGCTGTTGGTCGGGTGATCAAAAAAGTGGTCCGGTCGGACCCCATGACTTTCGGGCCAGTGCCAGCGCTGGCACCCAGGAAACTGAAATTCTGAGGAATGATATTGTTCCTCTTCTTCTTCGAAGAAATATTCAAAATACGACGTCGGCTCATTCCGAGTCGCTTTCGTCCATATCGTGTATTTCGTCGATTCTTTCGATAAGACGTTCGACGGCGGCGGTAAGGTCGCGTATTGCGACGACGAGTGCTTCTTCGTGCGACACGGTAGGGCATGGTGAAGGTGAGGGGTATGCAGGTGGTGGTGTGGGGCTTCGCAGCTGACGCGTTCTCAACATTTTTTCTGTTGAGAAACAAAAAGTCGGTGAGGGGAGGGGCAGCCGTCTATTTATACCTGCGGTTGCCGGCTGGGTCCTGGGTATTTACCCAACGGTACAAAGTTATCGACCGTTGGGTTTTCCAGCCAGATTATGTCATCATTCAGATTCCAAGCACGCTATGCCCTTCTCACATATTCTCAATGCGGGCAACTCGACCCCTTCGATGTTGTCAATCATTTGTCAGCAATTCCAGCTGAGTGCATCATTGGAAGAGAGGCTCATTCTGATGGAGGAACTCATCTCCACGCTTTCGTTGACTTTGGTACAAAATACCGAACAAGAGACCCCCGACGATTTGATGTGGCGGGCTGTCACCCGAACGTTCAACCTTGCGGCCGAACACCGGAGAAGATGTTCGACTATGCGATCAAGGATGGAGACATTGTCGCAGGAGGACTCGAACGACCTTGCGGAAATGGAGTATCAGCGGCTGATGATACATGGCATCGAATTCTGGATGCAGAAGATGCTGATTCATTTTGGGAATTGGTTCGAACATTGGCTCCAAGGCTGCTCCTCACCAACTTCAACAGTCTGCGGAGCTACTGCGAGTGGCACTATCGACCCACGATGGCTCCATACGTCACCCCATCCGGCATTATGTTCGACATATCAGGTGTGGAGGAGCTCAACCAATTCGTACGTGAAAGTCTGTCTGGAACACATAGGGGTAAGTTCAAAAACATAGTCGGCTCCGCCGGGGAGGGTTGGTCCTCTGGGAACTCGGGGGCGCCTCCGGCGCCTAATCCCTCGCCCCAGCCGGCCCCGTGTGATTACTAAGCCTGCGAGATATACAGAACTCGCTAACTCTATCTAGGCAGACCTAGGTCTCTGATTCTACATGGAGAGACTCGGCTAGGCAAGACGCTATGGGCACGGTCACTTGGCCCTCATGTCTATTGCTGTTTACAGTTCAACGTCGATGACGTCAAGGCATGCATTGAGGACGCCAAATACGCGGTGTTTGATGACATGCAAGGTGGTTTCAAGTTCTTCCCAAGTTACAAGGGGTGGCTGGGAGCCCAACAGTCATTCACTGTCACCGACAAGTACAAGGGGAAGACCACCATCCAATGGGGAAGGCCCACGATATGGTGCATGAACGACGACCCCACTACATGCACTGATGTGGACTATGATTGGTTGCAGGGAAATTGTTTCATTGTTCGGATCAAGGATCCTATCTTTCGTGCCAGTACAGAGTAGACTCAGGACTGAACTACAGCTGAAAATCAGCGCTGCTCTGCAGACACTGGAAAATATCCAAAATAAAAATATCACCCATTCCTCCGATTG